CTCCTTAATTGTATTATAGTCAGAAGATCCAGTTTTGTCATCCGTGTGGAAGGCAACCTCGTATCCTGACTTGTCTAGTATCTTATTCTTAATTTCTAGTTGACGTTTTTCTTTCTGTATTCTACGTAGAAAAGCATAGTATATTATTTGAGTAAAATATGCAAAAGGGTTCTTAGATTTCTCTGGATTAAAATTTTCTATGTATTGCACACAGTTTTCAATGCCATCACATATCATGTCCTCACGGAACATGTAGTTGACAAAGTTTGGTTTGTATGATAAGTGTGTAGCAATCTTTAAAAAACATCCTCCAATGTAATTAGATATTTGAGGACGAGGTTCACCTGCTTCTTTTGCTGCAGCACATTGTCCTTTAAAAACAATAAGTGCTTCTAGAAGCTCTTTGTTATTTACATAATGCTCACTCTTCGCCCTCTTTCTAACTGCCATGTTTTTGTTTCTTTGTATATATTTTATACAACTTTTGTCGAAAAGTCAAGGGGGGCTTGACAAGAGGTTGTAAAGTGTGTACACTACGAGTGTGCGAGTTCAAGGGATGGTTATATACCAAATAGCTTATCTAAGTTAACTCTAGCTTCCTCTACTGTACTTAGGCGACCTTCTTTACTAACGAAGTCACCGCCCAACTTCCTTAGAGACATAGCATAGAAAATCTGAACTTCGGGATCTACTTCTACTATTGTTATAATTTTATCTTTGGGTATAATAAATTCTTCTTCTCTAGAGAATTTCATCCACGGTTGGACTTTTGCACCTGTTATTTTATTTGGAAGAGTTATCTCTTCTACTTGTATTGGGTTCTCTACTATTAAATAATCTCCATTTGTATCCTGTACATGAGTTACCATAGAGAGTATTTCTTCCCCAGAGACTAATTTTAAAGCCGCGAGAAATTCTGGTTTCTTATCTTTATCTGATTCTGACATCTATAAACTCGTAGTTAAAGTTTTCTTCATTATAAATTTTTACTCTTTCAACAAGATGATTTAATGTATAGTTCCTTTTAGAACCTCTGGATATATCATCTGCAATGTCATACAAGACTGCTTTAGTCTTGTGATCTCCTTTCCTCAAGACCCTACCGATTGACTGGAGGTTCCTGATTTTCGATTTCGATGGCGAAGCAAAGACAACGTTATGTAAGTTCCGAATATTAATCCCAGTGCTAAAAGTCCCATATGATGCCACAATAATACTGTCATGTGTAGTTTCAGCAATCTGTCGTGCCTTCTCTCTGTCCTCTGTATCGACCCCACCGTGGACTAAAAAGACCAGTCTGTCTTCTCCTACCTTATTATTTATCAGTTCAAAAAGGGGCATGCCATGCCGTTCAACGTAGTTGAACAGGACGAGAGTGTTACCAGATAGGTCACAAACTAGGTTACGTATGAACTTACTGCGTCCTTCATGATCAACAAGGTAATCCATTTCCTCTTGATAGTTATCAAAGGTATTAGAATCATGCTTGAGTATCAGTACTTTGATTTCAAATTCAGAAAGGTGTCCCTCTTTGATAAGGGTTTCTGTTTTAGTAACCTTGTCTACAGTACCAAATACACCTTCGAGTACAAGGCGATTTGTTTGTGTACCATCTAAAGTACCTGTAAACCCTACGCGATATTTACAATCGTAGAGTTTATTCATGATACTTGTCAAAGATTTAGCTTTAAACAAGTGTGCTTCATCTCCTATTATAGCACCAAACTGCTCAAAATAATCTTTAGGTAACTTATATACTGACTGCCATGTGGTAATGATTACATCCTTTTCTGACCTAGGATCAGTACCTGCATATACTTTGTGGCAATGTTTCTTTGCGTTCCAACCATAGTCTTGGAAGTCTTTGAACATCTGTTCTACAAGAGATGTGGTGGGAACTACTATGAGTGTTTGTAATTTTTTTGCTGCCCAGAATCTAGTCAGAGCATAGATCATTAAAGATTTACCAGAACCTGTAGGTGACAGCAGTAGTTTACGTTTGTTACGTAGTGCTTCGTAGATACCTTTATACTGATAGTCTCTAACTTTATGTGGTAACTTTAATGTTTTTATCCAGTCTCCTAGTCCTTCGGGTGTAATGAACTCATCCACTTCTGATGGAAGTCCGTAAAATTCGTTGTCCCGATGTATAACTTCGTACCCTCTTTCTTCGCAAAACGCAACAACGTAAGGGAGAAGACCAACATAAATCTCGCCTGTACCTGGTGAGAATAGTTTAATTTTTCCATCCCAATACCTCTTCTTATAAGCTGACATGAACTTTGCAGCTGGTACCTCGAAGGTAAACTCGTCTGCTAACTCGTATTGAACATGGGGTTCACATTCTACTGTTAGGTAAACTTCGTTCTTCTTCTGAATGTAGACATTAGATTTCATAACCCTTCAAAAATTTCGCGAATTCAATCGCATTCTTAATATAAAATGATCGGTTATTAATAGCCTGCATAATGGCTTTTAATGCTTCAACCATCTGGTTATAGTACTTGAGTTTAAGAACGGACTTAGAGTATACTTCATCAGCTTCCAGATATATTGGAACATCTGTCTTGATGAGTTTTATGGGAAATGGTTTATCCGCTTTACCAGTATAGTACTCCCACCTATGACGGTAGGTACGCTTTAGATCTAACTCTGCCTGATCCCGTAGGGTAGTAAAGCTATTGTAAAGTCTTAAATATTTAGCATGTAACTTGGGGATCTCTAAACTGTCATGGTCTAATTTTTCATCATTTAACTGGGAATCTTTCTCCCACATATCATTCAAGGTGTCTAGATTCATACTTTCTTCTGATTCTTATCCGTGATCTCGTATATAGTATACTTAAAATTTACCTGTGCTGTAAAGTAATTAACGTCAGTAACTGATGCATCAAACTCAAGTGTACTCAAACTGGTAGGAAATATATTGAAGAAGTTGACAGTTGATATCGCATTGTAATTACTATTCAAAACTAACAAGCGAGCATCACTCATCTGTTTATCAAAGTCTTCCGTTCTTCCTTTCTCATCTACAGTATCAAGATACTGATAGAATTCTTCTTGATGCTTAGGGTTTGTGAGTCCCTTTAACCACTTGTATATCTCATAGTAATTATCTAAATCTTCGTTTACTAAAAAACTTAGACTCAAATCACCAAAGCTCATCTTATCACCAGGTATTGTGTAATCCTTGATTGGTGTTTGGATCTCTTTAGTACCAATTTCTATAGGAGGTATTGATGCAGACTGACAAAAGTAATCTACGTTAGGGGTTCTGCCAATTACAAATTTAAAACCAACTGGAGATAAAAAGTTTTTATTGGAAGGACTGAATAGTGTATTTTCCATTAGTTGAACACAGGTCTCCATCTGTATTTATTATAGCATAAAAAAAGGAGGTGTTAACCTCCCTTTTTACTTTCGTTCATTTGGTTACTCCAACATGACTTTGCATATTCTTCGACACGAATTCGGTAAGTCCGTACACTCTATTAGGCAGTCAAAGTAATCGTCGATCTGGTTTAATTCTTTATTACTGTTGTTATCGACACTTACACTCCAACCACTTAATTGATTTTTGCTTACTAGATTGTGCATTAATGTTCCTCGCTAAGTCTACTATTATGTATGCGAATCAACACTGTATTTACGGTTACAATTTAACAAAAAGAAATGCCTACGAGTTTATACCTAGACAAAAAAAGAGACCCCTTAGGGTCTCTCTGAGGTGTATGTAATACGATATTACATTAGGTTTGCAACTTTTACTCTTCTGTAGTATGCGTTGCTGTTAAGGTTACCAGCAGCTTGTGGATCTGAATCAGATAAAGCAGCGAGTCCTTTAGCAAATGGGTTAAGAACCATTCCATAACGAGTCTTAAACCCGATACGTGGTTGGAATGAATCCTGACCGATTGCTCTGTACATTTGTAGCGGAACGTATGGGCAGTAGAATAATCCTGCGTCATATGCATTAGTTCCTTTGTAACCTACAACATAGTACTGATCAGATGATACGTTTGCTGAGTATGGGTCGATGTATACTTTGTAACGTCCGTTGAGTGTACCAACGAATGTGTTACCTGTATCATCAATTTCACCAATACCACCAACAGCAGCACCGATACCTGAGTTGTAGTCAAGAGTTCCACTCATAGCAAGTGCAGATGCTACATCAGCAGATGTGATGATAACATTACCCTTTCCTCTACGAGTTTCCTGTGCGATTGCGTTTGCATCTCTCTCAATCTGGAATAGAAGTCCTTTGAATTTCTCAACTGACCATCTTCCGTTTGAGTCAACGTCTAAGTCAAACACACCAGCGTTAGCTACGTTTGCTTGAGCACCAGGCTTGGCACCTCTGTAAACTGTTCTAACAACTTCTCTGTTGATTTCAGCAAGTATCTCTGTTGAAAGAATGTTTGCTAGTTCAGACTCGGCATCTAATCCGTGGATTGCTTTCAAGTCTTGAGCAAGTTCAACTGAGTAGTCTGCCTTTAACGCTCTACCTTTAGCTTCAACAGCAATTCTGTCTATGCTAAACGCCATTTCCATGAATGCGTTAGATGCTTGACCATCTCCTAAACCTTCTAGATCGCCTGTACCGAACTTACTTGATGCTAGATCATAGTTAGTTGCTGTTGTACCACCACCAGAAGCGTCGTTGATTAAACCTGGGTTTTTCTCAGTTGTTGCTGTTGGAGGTGTGCCACCTTTAGTTCCAGAGAACTGTGCGTC